TTTTGAAAGATCAGCGCGCCGGGACGAATACGAGATCCCCGATGAGCCGCTCGACCTGTTGGGAGAATTAGAGCAACTCCGTGCCCAGAATGTCATGCTAATCGCCCAATCCGGGCGCGACGAAATCGTGATCCAGGAGCAGGCGGAGACGATCCGTGACCTGGAGGTAGAGATAGCGGCGTGGAAAACATGGGCTGCGTCTACCAAAGAAATCCACGCGGCGCAAGGAGAGGCGCTAGAAGCGGCAAAAAGAGACGTTGCTTGCTGGAAAGAAGTGGCAAAAAGTCGGCGCAAAAAAGCCATCATTAATCGTATGGCTGTGTACGATTTGCAGGCGGAAAAGAATGTAGAACAGTTACGAGCTGAACGGGCTGAACATGAACTGACGGCGGGAGTGGTAAACCGTCCAGCCCCGCCTACATTGCTGCATCGGGAACGTTGACAATGCCTAAATATGATAACGCTACCGCCTATTACCACGCCGTCGAGGTTGACCGCCGGGAGGCGCACAAGACCCAAACGCTCTACTGGCAGTTCCCGTTTGTATGGTCGTTCTTGCTCGGTGGCGGGTCTGCCTATCTCGCCTGGCGCTGGGGTATATGGTATGACGACCGCACCCCGGTCAACCTGGCGGTGGCGATCTCCGCCGTCATCCCGCTGGCCTATCTGGTGTTCTATCTCACCTGGTGGTTGCGTGAACTCATGCGCCTAAACCGGGAAGCCAAGCCGCCGGTGGAGCAATATAATTCAAATCCCGGATTGCGGCGTGATTGGGTGCGGACTGTAACCCAAAACCAGGATCAGCACCGCGCCGTGTTCCTGCATGCCGATGACAACCAACTCGTCGCGATAGCGCGCCACGTCCAGGCGGGGCGCTCCTTCAACGTCGCGGAACTCAAGCAGTATTTTGGGGGTAACGTCGCCGCGGTTCAAACGCTTTACAGCGACCTTGCCAGTTCAAAGCCACCGATGGGTGAATGGGTGAACTCGAAAGACCACCGGGCAGGCTTCCGACTACTTCAGGATGGGATAGACCACCTATATTCTCATCTGCCCCCTGCCCCACCCCAGGCGGACGAAGCCCCCATATACAGGCGAAACCCGCTATATATACAGAATACAGAGGAGGAGGAATGACCGCCCGCCTTCTCTTGCATCTGGCCGCCTTCGCCGCTGGAGTGGCGGTGGTCGTGGCGATAATAAGGTTGTTGGGAGGGTGAAATGACAGAACGAAATGCCCTAGAAGCCTCAAAAACGGGTGTACAAAAATTGTACAGTGAGGAGAAGGTTCTAGGATACATTTTGCTTCAAAAAGCGGCTGGTAGGTCATTACGGCAAATTGCTAATAACGACTTTGGAGGATGTGTTACCTATGGCGACGTCCAACGGGCCATGCACGGCGTGTTCCCGAAGCGTCCACAAAAGCGGTTGGCGATGGGTCTAACCCCCATGCGCCCCGCCCCTGCCTGCCCGAATTGTGGAGATGTGCATACCAAAAAGACCTGCCCGGCGCAGCATAAGCCCTGCCCGCCACGTCTCGCCATCCGGCTGGACGACCCGCACAGCGCGGCGCGGAGCATCAGGCGCCACATGACGACGGATCAGATTGCCGCCCTGGTAAGGGCATTGGAGGAGTAATGGACAAATATATAATCATCCTACTCGTGATCGTTGGCATTATCGCTGCACTAGACAAGGGCAAGCACCGCTGGCTTGGCTACGCATGGTTCACCCTCCTGGGCGTACTACTCGGCGTCTGGTTGGCGGTAGGATTTATTATGTTCGCGTTGTAGGGATTATCCGCGGTCAAACCTCATAAAAGAACTGGCCGCTAGTAGAACGCGTGCTCGAATTCGTCCAGGCAGCCGCAGCGATTGTGGTAAAGAAAGCAGCCGAACCACCGCCAGCCTGTAAGTAACATACCGCTGTTGTAATTTGTGTACCAGCATCTTTGGCAATAATAGGTACGGATATGGATGGATTAACTGCTCCTATCGCGTAGGGTAGCGTGAATCTTACGTCAACTCCATCTGAGTTACCTCCAATACCATAGGACACAAATACCAATTTTCCAATTCGTTTATAATAGATTTCCTTTTGCGTGTATGCTGCAAACCCGGTAATAGTCGATACTGCACTGTAATCCGTCCACGGTACGGTGTCCAACGACTCGGTAGTCCAGAGTTGGTTTACCCTGGCCCGTATTTCTCTAACTTGGTCAACAGTTTCAGACATAAGACAACCCTATATCGACTTGATCCTGCCCGCTCTTGGCCGATATGCCAACGGATACAATTTTGGGCGTGGTTGTGATGGTCAGGAATTTAGCCGTTACCTTGTCACCCAGGAAGTAATCCCGCCCATACAGGCACGCCGGGGTTTTTAGCACCTTGAAGCTGAATTGCTCCTGGTCCCGATGCTCGAATAGATACTGGTCGCCCAATGCGTTTAGGCCAGACGCGGTAGGGGTTTGTGAACTCCCGTTGTAAAACGCCTCAATGTTGTTGCTGGCTGCATACCCGTTGCCTGTCCGCGCCGCTATTAGACGTTCGGATGCAACGCCCGTACCTCCCACTATGACGGATGTGATCCGTCCGCTTCTGGACTTGCTGTAATGCGGCTCTGCCATGTTGCCATGATCCAGGCTAAATACAACGCTGGCTGTCCGGTCTGTTCCGCGCTGCCCGGTGTACCAGCGGAATTCCCACGTCGCCGCTCCGGTCTTGATTACGTCAAAGTCGCCGCCCGCCACAGCCGCCATCTTTTGCAACGTCTCAAGCAGGTTGTCCCTGGCGCACTTCCAGTCAAGGTGATTGCCGCCCGCGCCATCCGCCTCGACGGAGACGCCAGTAATTGTACCGTCTGCATCCCGGCCGTTAGCGACCGAAGCCGAGGCGGTGCAATTGTAGGTCGCCAGAGTTTTCATTATCGTTTCGGCGTGAGCATTTACAAACGCTGTCCGGTTGGATGTGTCCGCATCGAATATTACCGCCCGATCATTGAGCAAGAGTTGGTCACCCTTGCACTTCGCCTTGAACAACGACAGCCCGTCCGCCATCCAGCGTTCTTCATCCAGGAAAAAGCCGCTCCAATCTCTATACCAGGCGATGTTGTTATCCGGGTCGCTCCGCCACACTTCCACCTGGGCGCGGTCGGTTAGGTCCGCAAGCGCCACGTGCGCCCCGTCCAACGTAAAGGCACAATCCCCAACCGCGTTGACCTGGTTGACGTAAGCCAGCTCCAGGAAGCCGCCTTTGGTCGGGTCGCTGTTGGACGGGTTTACCGCCAGGATGTGTTTTAGCACCCCGGCGGCGGTAAGGATGTGGAGGCGGTAGGTGACTGTCAATACTTATCTCCAGACTACCTTCGTCGCCCAAAGCAAACGGCTTCCCATTGGTCGATAAGTTATCCGGGTATGTACGTGGCGATATGCAGCCACAACACAGCACACAGGCGGGCGTGCAATACAGCCGTTCGCCGTCTCGGTTTCGCCTCGCGCACACACGGTAGGCCCTTGTAAACACATCCCGTCAATTTCGATCTCCCCAGGTTTGCAAACACTATCGGCCCGCGCCGGTATAGTGGATGACAATAGAGCCAAAAGAACAAACAAAACAGCGATCCTTTTCATTGTCTCTCCTTATTCTGGCCCGACAGCAATCCAGTGAACATCGCACGCTGTGTCAGCATCGGCCTGGTTGTGAACGTCATAAGTAAACGTTGTAGCAGTTACCGCTTTTAGAAATACGTGAAGATCAGATGTTGCATGCAACGGCGTTGCAGTAACAACTGGAGGAAAAGCAAACGCTACCGGAAATGTAACAATAGTCACCCCGGTAGATGACGATACCCCAACCTGTATCCGGGCCGTTGTGGGTGTGTAAGTTGTAGTACCTCCTACGCTCCAATCCGTAGCACTATTCCCCTGACGGCTCGTAACATTACTTGCTCCCGGTGCAAGTTTGGCGTAAGTGACATTTGCAGCCAATATCTTAGCCGTGGTGACTGCATTGGTAGCAATCCCGGCAGCCGCAACCCAGGCATACACCCGCTCGTCCGTGAGTGTCACCGCGCCAGCCGTATTTACAAGCGCCTGATACAGCATAATGTCGTAAGTTGTACCTGACGTTTGGGTGATTGCTGGAGCTGAGGGACTGCCTGCATCCGTACCGGCAATGCGGGTAATTACAACCGTAAACCCAGCCCAAGAGCAACGCAGCACGATCCGGTCGATGCGGGTATTACCTCCACCCACCGCCGATGGGATGTTGACATTGACCGATGCTGAGTTGTGATAAAACTTCCCGTCTACCATAGCTCCGCCGGTATTGATGGCGACTGTGTTCGCTCCCGTGACCGTCCCAGCCAGGCTGTTCAGGTATCCCGGCGCAACCCCTTCAAAGGCTCCACACGCCGACATTACCGCCGATGCGGTAGACCATTGCGCTTGCGTATACGAGGCTTGCTGATGTCCTGCTGGTGCGCCGCTGGTAGTCCAAAATCCAGAGAATTCTGCCATTGTTTATACTCCTAACCATCGCTCAAAATAACTTAATTGTATTATCGTGGCGGCTGTGACTGCCGATCCAGTCACCCGGATAGAGTTTATTGCGTTCTCCTCCAGGTGGAAGGTCGCCAGGTCGGACGCCGCCGTCAGGTCTGCGATCATATTCGCGCCGTGGTTATCTGTCACCGTCTTATGACCATACCGGCAATCAATGTCGTAATAGTGCGCCGCGGCGATAGTGATACCGGTAAAATCCAAGATGTCACCCGTGGTCTGGTTTTCAATTATGGCATCATGGATCGGCCCGGTGATACGGATGAACGGGTAGGATAGCCAATTGCCCGCGTAGGTGATGGTACTGGTTACATCAATAGTCGATCCACCTACCGTCATGGGTATAACCGTTGGCACTTCCATCGTGTCAGCCCCGCCGCCCAAGCCGAAGTTCCACGCTTGCCCCGCCGGGTCGTAGCAGGTCGGATCGGCAGCCTTCAATGCCACGGTGTACTTCTGGTATGTATGGTCGCCTATGTCCCAATCCATACCCAGCTCACCCACGAACCGGCAATCAAAACAGCGCGCTCCCTCGGCGGTCGTAAACTTCAATATAAGCGAATTGACGGGAGAGAACAGGGTAAGTAGTTGAGAACGTAGAGTAAAACTGGCATCATAGCTGATGGTTCGCATCCTGAATATTAGATGCCCGATACGTGGAGCCAGGGAATAGCCCGCCGGGGTATCTCCGTGTTGGCCGGGGCTGCGTTCCGAGTAACTATCCACCGGCGGCATACCCCATCCGACATGCCCGGTCAACGCCCCCAGGCTGGATATTGCCGTCTCTACTCCATTGACCGTGACTGTGATAGTCGTCATTTATGCCCTCGAAAATGCGCCAATGATAGCGAGTTCATCCATTAGTGATGGTTCCGACCCGCGGTAATAATGCGGGCTGACGTTAATATTAGTCACCCTGTTATTGACCTGGTTATTCGGGATAATCTGCCCGGATTGGTTAGGTACGAATAACTCCGGCCCAGCCTCGCCCACGATGTAGGGAGATCCAGCCATGACGGGGCCGCCAGATGCTTTCCCGTATGGATAGCCGCTCCCACCCTCGTTTTCCATGTGCTTATTGTAGTAAATATCTATAGATATTTGTTTATCCTTCAGATTTTGAATAGTATTGTTTAGGTTTGCAACAGCATCGGTAATATCTTTTACTTTTCTTCCGTATAACTCCGCATCCCCTTTAGCATCTTTCCATGCTTGCTGCATTAGAAGTCCCACTGCCACAGACTTTTCTCCCAATAGACCCTCATTCCTTGCATAATTAGTTAACGCGTCCAAATCATCTTGACTAATAACGCCATCTACGGCGAGTTGTTGTTGCATCAAGTCAAATATAATTTTAGCGGTTGCATCATGGAATGCCAGCGCCTCATTGCTAGTTTCTGTTTGAGTGTCCACAAGTTCTTTTTGTAAATCATCCAATTCTTGCCGTTGGTCAGCGGTCAAGTATTTGCGTCGTTCAAGTTCGGCTATCTTATCTTTTAATTCCCCCGTCTTTATTTTCAAGGCTTCTGTTTTATCATGGAAGTCAGTCATAGCATTTTCGACTATATTCGACATTCCAAGCGCTAACAACCCAACACCCGCGGTAAGTTTTGCCGTCTCATCCTTTGTTAATTTAGTTTTTTCGTATGCCTCATAATACGCAGCGCTTGATCCTTGCCATAATTCCGTATTTGCCTTAACCTCCTGACCTAATAAATAAGTCTCAACTTGGGTACTCTTGATAACTGGAATCATGCCGTCAAGTGCAACTCGCCTGGCCTGTATAGCCTCATTGTCAACCTCAACCGCCTTTGTATTTGCCTTTATTGCGTCCGTCGCTATCTTTTGCACCTCGGCGTTGGTCTTGATATGGAATGTCATCTCCTCCGCTAATAACCCGGCTTGCGCAAATGACAACGCTCCTTTATCGACCGCCGCCCGTAGCGCATTAGACGCAGTCAGGTTGTCAGCTATCCCGGATGTAAGAGCGGACAACGCCGGGGTGACTGCGTTCCCGATCTCATTCTTCATTACCGTCCAGGAGTCGCTTAGTTTATCCTGGGCGAGCCTCAATTCCTCCGATTGATTAATTGCCTCCTGAGTGACAATCAATCCGTCCTCGATAGCCGCCGAACCGTCGCGGATGGCATCCCCGCCCGCATTTAGTAACGGGGTAAGCTCGCTCCAGCTCCGCCCGAATATTTTGGTCAGTTCCGCCGCCCGCACGGTTGGGTCTTGGACAGTTTTTAGGTGGTCGGCTAAATTTGCTAAATTCTCGATGGTGGGAGCGAAGCCGTTTTTGGCGGCAAATTGCAAGCTGGTCTTTACTTGGTCAATTGATATACCAAAGTCGTCCGCCGTCTGAACAATCCGGCTGGTCTCCTCGGATGTCAGGCTCAGGTTTTGGGATAACAGCATAATTGTGCGGTTGTATTCGGATACGTCCTTAATCGAATCGGCAATAAATTTACCGGTTGCCGCGATCCCCGCACCCAGTGCGGAAAAGCCAACGACAGGAAGTGATACCCCCAAGCCAGACATCAGGTCTTTCAAACCGCCGGTAGACTTAGCCGTATCTTGCAACCCCGTCTTGGTCTTTGCTAACCCAGCCTCTAGTTTGCTGGTGTCCGCGCCAATCTCAACCGCAAGGCTCGAAATAACTTTAGATCCCATTATCCTCTCGCCTTCCCTATCCCGTCTTGGACCTGATACCACTCGTGCAGCGTATCCACGCTCATACCGTCGATATATTCCAACGTCCAGCCGTACCTCTCCGCCATCTGCCAGCGGGTGTATTCAAATGGCACCGGCGCACCGTCGTGCCGCAATGCCATATATACCCGCTGGCTCAGGTAGGGTCCACCAATGGCTGCCGGGCGACCGCGAGTAATTCCCGCAACAGCCGCTTGTAGTCCAGCATCGAGAGGCTTTCCACCTCGTCCGGCGCCATCCCGGAAACCTTTGCAAGGATAGCCGTCTCCTCCTCCCAGCTCTGTTTGGGGCTAAACAGTTCCCGGTATTCCAGAATAGTGATGGCCTCCAGGTTAATGTCGATCTCGCGCCCGTCCGCCAAAATAAGGTTAGCCATTAATATACCTCGTCTATACGCTCACCAATTTGACTAAAACTAATGGAATACTCGACTGTATTGTTATAGGGTGAGTTCCATGTAACGCCTGATGATATGGATGGGATAATTTTCTTTGGTTTACCTGTACCAGTTCCCTCTGGGGCAACAATTAGCGTACCTGATATCCCCTCGGCAAGTGCTCCCCAATTCGAAGTTCCACCCGCTGGCCCGCCAGCGGGTAGAACACCAGAATAGGAAATATCACCACCTCGAATACCGGGAAGGAAATACTGAAACCTATCTTCATAGCCAGTACAGTCGATTAATTTCACCGCCGGGTTGTAACTAAATGTACGATAATCACCGCTTAGTAAGACTGTACCACTCGAAGATATCCATTGGCAGTAAAGTGAGCTGCCTGCATAAGCCGATCCAGACATCAGTTCGTCCCATCCGTGCGGGCCGAATTCTGCTGGAAGTCAACGGAGTACTCCACCACATTGTTGTATGGAATATTCCACTTGATCCCCAGGCTGAGAGCCGGAATAGCAATACTCGGCTTTCCGGTCGCGGTGCCTTCCGGCTTGATGGTCAGCGTCCCAACCGCGCCTTCTTTGAGAAACGTAAACCCGGACGTCCCAAGCCCTGCCGGGCCGGACGTACCCATCACGCCCGCCACGGCTGCCGCCCCGTCTGCTAGGCCGGTGATGCGCTTGACGGCGGTATCACTGCCGGACGTGGCATCGTAGAACGCCAGGCTGGGGGTGTAACTGACGGTACGAAAATCACCAGCCAGAGCAATAGACGCGGTGCCGGACGTCCATGTACAAACCAACGAACTACCTGCATAAGCCATTGTTGTCATTATCTATCTCCTATTTACCTGCTCGTATTCTATAAAATCCACCCGCCATATAAATTCGTTGTCCGGATTGGGTGGTCTCGACCAAATCTAAATCTACCTCACGGGCGCTCCAGAACGTAGAGTACCCGGTAATACTGATGTTCTTGCCGGTAATCAGTGCATCCACCGCGTCGTCAATCGCCCTGGCCGCCGGGTCTGTTCCGGCATACCCCCGGATGAACACCACGCTATTCTCGTTACGTGCCGAGTAGTCGTTATCCGGCCCGCCGCCCTGGTGGCTGAACACCACGTAGGGCAAGACCGCGTTATCCGGCGCTTGCTTGTTGTAGATTGCTGCCGTACCAGACAGTAGGGAGGTCAGCGCCGTGCCGCCCTGGAGCGTGGTATAGAGCGATGTGTAAAGCGGGTTAAGGATACTCACTCAAATAACTCCTTCCATCGCTCGTCAAAGTGCGGGCGCACCCATTCAACGGCTGGAACCATAAATGGATGGGCGCGCATTTTATAGGTTCCTAATTCCTGGTAAATGCCATACTCAACGCCATCCTCCACCCACCAGGCGAACTCATCAACCTGCCGGAAGTCAATACTGTTTATCAATGCGCCGGTATCTCGCGGGGCGAAGGTCTTAGCCTTCCCGGACACCTCGCCAGCCGTCTCTCTAAGTATCTTCTGTGCGCGTGGGCGCAGCTCCTTCGTGATGCGGTCTAACTCGCGGGTGTCGAGGTGGATAGATGCGACGATGCCGGTCATAGCGCCTTCACCGTCCAGTAAATGCA